TTAACAATTAGGTAGACCAAACGACATGCATTCATCATATAGCTCTTCGTTCCTTATGCTTGTCTTATAGTTTTCAATCACATTGCTAACTTCTTTATGACTCATTGCTTTAACTTGTTCGTCTGTATATTTTTCGCAGTCTTCCAATTCCAGTTGTTCCTGTAATGACATCACATATTCAACTTGTTTTTGAGTTGCCATAGTTAACCCTCCCACAAATCAAAAGCTCTTTGGACGTAAAACTTCGCCTTTGCTAAATCCTCGTGTCCGTTTTTTAACGGCGCTCTTGACAAGTATTTGATTGCATTACCTATTGCGAATGCTAATTGTGGTGGGTACTGTGCCGTAACTTGTTCAATAAAATCTATAATTTCAATGTCGCCGTATGTGTAGTGCGCTGGTTGCTTAACATTGTCTTGTATTTCGTTCATATCTACTTTTCTGTTACTGATTATGCTCATTATGCTTCACTCCATTTCTTGAACATTTGGTTATAAGTGACATCGAACCAGTACGGATCACATGAATGTTTTTGAGGTACATTAAACAAATGTGGCTTCTTTCTTCTTAGCTCAGCCTCTCTCTTTCGCTCTCTTTCCAATTTGCGTTCGAGTCTAGCTTGTTCCAGTCTTTCTATTGTTTTCTTTTCTCTGTACTCACTTAAACGCGTACCTTCTGGTGCGTCCATTGCTTCATGTAGTTCCCAACCGTCTTTTACTCTTTTAGAAACCATTCCAGGTGTTATACCGTGACTTTCTATTAATTCCATTTCAAATTTACTGAACCTATAAGGTTTATCATGTATCCTTACAATTCTTGCTGTTTTCGCCATTTATTCCACCTCTACATTTACATTTCTAATTTTTAAATTGTCATACTCTAGTATTTCGTCCGGATTGTTATATAAGTAATCTGCCAGTGCATCTTTTTCATCATCCACATCATCAAAATGCTGATATTCAACTTCGGTAGGTATTCTTATATCAATCGTTGCATTTATATATGCTTGTTGTTGCATTAAATCACTTCATTTCTCTTTTTCTTTTACGTCTGACTTTCACTAAGTCCTCATATACCATCCATTCTTGACCTGTGTATTTAGGCGCTTTACATATCCACGTTAAATTCACATCTTTATACTGATATCTGAATATCTTCGCTTTGATGTTGGCAACTTCAGTCGCCTTACCTTTAACGTCTATAACTTCAACCAGTTTCCCTTCCTTCCACAAAGAGAAATCGGCTATATACGTAATCGATCTTTGTTTCCCGAATTTAGGTTGTAATTCAAATTTCGGTTGTATTTCGATACGATCATAGTTAGTGCCATTCATATTACTTTCTAAATATTGGTAATATTCGCACTCTACTTTGCTATCAAATACAATTCCTTTGTACTCAACTTTCTTAGCGTTGTATTTACTCATCGTCCACCTCTAAATATCAAATATCGTTGCTTGTAATCCTAGTTCTTGCTCATATAGAAGCCCGTGAGCGCCTTTGAATCGTTTTAGGTCACTATCAGCCATGATTTTCTTTTCGTCGCTGAAATGGGCTCCTGTGAGCGAATAAACTTCATTTACGTTGTCTTCATGTTTGATAACCTTAATATCTTCTGTGCCATCTTCTCGGTATAAGTAATATTTTTCTTTCGGCATTTTTAACACTCCTTAATATTCGACGATAGCGGGGCGTGTATGACGTTCTGCAAGTTTTTGGATAAATAGGTCATATAACTTATTTTCATCGCCCTGTGCCTCGTCTATGAGTTTCTGAGCGTACATATCTGAACACTCAAGTTTAGTTTTTAAAAATTCTTTGGTTACCATGCATCTCGCTCCCTGAAATCGTCTCCGATTACTCTTACTTTTCTCGCATTGTGTTTCATTCTTGAATTGATACGTTGCCAGTTCATATTTTGATTTAGTTCTTTATCACTAAAGTTAGTTGTAAAGATGTTGTTTTTACCTACTCTGTTATCAACAATGCTGAAAAGTTTATTTAAAGTGTGCTCTGTGTTTTCTACACCCATATCATCTAGTACAAGTAAATCAATATCACTTAGCAATCTGACTAGCTCGTCTGTAGTCTCTACTGCATTTTTGTTGTATGTCGCTTTGATACGATCCATCAACATTGGTATGTGCATAAAAGCAACCGTATGCCCTTTAGCTTTTACTGCTTTTGCGATAGCGTATGCTAGGTGGCTTTTACCAGTTCCGTATGAACCTTGCAATATTAATGATTTTGGCTCTTTTGTAGAGAAGCCTTGAACGTACTCTATTGCTGTTTGTTTAGCTTGTACTTGTTTTTCATTTTGTGGCTTATAGTTGTTAACTGTTGCATCTCTTAAAGACGGATTAACGTTTGATTGATTGAATATGTTGTTTATCTTCCGTTGCTTGTTTCGCTTATATTCCTCATAGATTTCACATTTGCAACCGTCTTTATACTCGTAACCATCCGGGTGTTTTTTAGTAGGAGCGAACTTATATAAGTCGTATTCACTTCCACATCTCTCACAATTCAATCCTTTTTCGACATGAGTAGGTTGATATTTTTTCAAACTTTCGTTTATCTTTTCACTGAATAGTGGTTTCATAATATCCCCCCTAATCCCAATAACTTTCGTCGTACTTCATACGTTCCAATTGATCCGTGCCAGTTGGTTGTATTTTTTGATTGAGGTACCCCTCAAATTTACTGCCAAAAAGTGTTTCTGGTCTAAGGTATTTATCGCTATCCGTGTTTAACCATTCAGCTGTTTTGATATCAATCACCTTTTTAAAATCCTCCAACCTAAAATCTTGATTCCATCTTGCTTTAATAAAATCTTTTGTTTTAGATGTATTATGTTTAAAATGCTTTCCTGCTTTTTTATTTAAGTATTCGATAATTTCTTTATAGGGAATGGAAGACACCGTCGGGTTGCCCGACAATATACTTCCTTCATTATTAGTATTGTTATTATTAGTTAAATCATTATTAGTACTATTATTATTAGTAGTATGCGATTTACCATTAACGGTTTTTCCATTGTTGGTTTTACCGTTAACGGTTTTTCCAACGTTGGAAAATCGAATGTGGTGCGGTTGCTCATATACCAAGTACTCATAACCATTTAACCTACCACTCTTATCACGTTTTCTACTACGTTGAATATATCCAATTTCTTCCAGTTCCTTGATTCCACTCTTTAAACCGCTAAGTCCATCAGTTGAATGTTGCTCTAGTTCTGTTTCGTAAATTTGCCAGTTATCAGGTCGACTTAACAAATAAAGTAGAATACCTTTAGCCTTCCAACTTATATTAGAATCATGTATAAAATCTTTGTGTACTGTGACAAAGTTACCTGATTCTTTGTAAACTCTAAATGTTGCCATTTCGTTATCTCCTTTCTGGTATAATTTTGTTATCGCTACTGCGTTAGATTGGGGGTGAATAAAATATGGAAAAACCTTATATGTTAACATATGATTTAAACTCACCCGGACAAAAATATGAGGAATTGAGAAATGTTATAAAAAAGGAAATTTCTAATGGTCATTGCAATTATTGGAAATCTTCATTTTTATTCCGTTCTTCTTTATCAACTTCAGAAATGATAGAAAAGTTGAAACCTTATCTCGATTCTGGAGATAAGCTGTTTGTTACAGAAATAGTCAATAACAAACAAGGGTGGTTAACAAAAGAACAATGGGATTTTATCAACCATAATATTTTTATTTAGGTTCTTTTATTGAATCTTTTGTTATATCAGGAAAACCTTTAGAATCCTCAGGGGTAAATTTTTTAATTTTTTTAGCGCTTCTAATCTCTTCCGCCAAGATGACGATTAGGAGTGCTATTTTTATTATTCTTAGTCTATTCATTCCTTTTTCTCTCCTTTCAGCATTTTATTGAGCCTCTCATCAACTTTTATCCACGAGTCATGCAAGTGGTATTTATCATTAAACGACTTAACGCCAATCGCATGTTGCTCGTTGTGATGATCGCGACATAACGCTAATACATGTTTGTCATAGTGATTCATCTTATTTCTGTTCATGCCTCTGCCAACTGCTTCATAATGTGCTAGGTCAGCGTGAGGCTTTCCGCATATTACACAGTTGCGGTTAACAGTTGACCAGTATAAGAATGATTTATCTTGTTTCAGCAAGTCGCTTGTTTTATAACTAAGCGGTATGTCGTTGTGAAATATCCAATCGAGTGTTACCTCGATAATTTGATTCGCTTGCATCCGTGTACAGTCACTTAACGAAATACTCTTGTCATAGTCATACAAAACCGTTACATATTCTTGGAACAAATACCTCATATAGTCACGTGGTTGGCCTGTGTGGCTCTCTATGTCGTTACAGAGCGCAAATATTTTTCTTCGTTGCTTGTCTGTTATTTTGAATGGGTCTTCGATTCGCAAATCACATTCGACTTCGTAGCCGTTATCAAGTAATAATGTTTCTTTGTCTCCTAGCTCGGCACCCTCGATAACGACTGTTGTTGTGCCGTCATCTTGAGTGATATAGTTTTTGATTTGAGCCATTTAATCACGTCCTAGAAAGGTAAATCATCGTCAGAGATTTCTATAGGACCATTAGCATTAGCAAATGGATTATTTGATTGCTGTCTATTCTGTGGTGTGTTATATGAATTATGCTGTTGTTGGTTGTTAGATTGACCGTTGTTTTTACGTTCAACGAAAGTTATATTGTTGACTGCGATGTCTGTAGTAAACACTTTCTGTCCTTGATTATTTTCATAACTACCGGTTTGTATTGAACCAGTAACGCCAATTTTATTACCTTTATTAAAGTTATTAGCGATGATTTCAGCAGTCTTACCAAATGCAACACAACGAATGAAGTCTGTTTCATATTCGTTAGTTTGTTTGTTTTTGAATGGTCTCTGTACTGCGATTACAAAGTTAACTAAGTTGTTGTTTTGACCTTTTAACTCTGGATCTGCCACTAGGTTCCCAATTAAATTTACTGTATTCATTGTTCAATTCCTCCAAGCCATTTTTTTATCTGTTGTCTGGTTACATTGATTTGGTTTTTATTCAGTGCTTCGACGTTCATTTTTTCTAATTTGTTAATTTGTTCCTGGTATTTTTCCGCGAATCCACTTTCTTTAGCTATGGCTATAAAATCATTAACTTCTTTAGTTAGTATGTCTTTAAATTCTTGACTTACTGTTGAATATTTATCTTGTTTTTGTTTTGCGTCTGCGTCATCTTCATCAGTTGGAATGTTAAAGAACTTCATTAAGAAATAGCGTTCAGCATAAGTTAACGCTGTGCCATGTGCTTGTGAAATATCATTTTGTTGACCGTAAGCGTGATAACTTACTTCATACTGTTCTTCTGGTTTATCAGCATTAATCCATGTATAATTCAAATCCATTTCAACTATGAATTCTGTCACTTCTTGACCTTTTTTGTTTTTAAAAGTATGTGTCGTCCAATTTTCATTTGACGTATTGGGGACTAACAATAAATTATGTTCAATCATCTTTTCTCTTATTCTGTGTAATATTTGAGATCCTGAAACATACGAGAAGTTATAACCCTTAGTATCTTTTGTGAAGCCCGCAATATTCGCTTTAACATCTGCTATTTTTTGGTACAAATTAAGTTGTTCGGCCATCTATTCTCCCACCTTTACCGTGTATGACGTTGGTTTCTCAACAATGCTAGCACCCTCTAAAACTTCGCCGTTTGCGTCAATTAAAGTGCCGTTTTCAGTTACATTGAAATCTTTCTTAATGTCTGATTGGCTAAGTTTTTTAGTTACCTTTACATAGTTGTCAAAACCTCGTTGCTCAAGTTGTTTAATAACTTCTTGCTCATTGCTAACTTGAATGACTTTTGAACCTTTTCTGGCTGTCACTTTTCCGTAAGGTGTATTCAACTTGAATTTGCTATCTTGTTCTTTTTGTATTCTGAAATATTCAATTACAAGGCTTTGTAAATATTCTTTGCCACTCTGTAATTTTTCTACTTCTTTATCTTTCCATTCGTTTATGCGTTCAATTTCTTTATTTGCTAACTCGTTGATTTCATTCTCTTTAGTTGTGATTGCATCTAGTTTCTTAAAGACCCAGTTAGCACTGTCTAAGTCTGTTACTTTGAATCGGTCGTCTTGTTCAAATGTTTCTAGTTCTCTCTCTTGTAATTCATTCACTTTTCATGCCTCCTACCATTTCATGACTAAGTTAATTAGTCTGTCCTGTTCATCTGTGTTATTTTCAATCCATTCGTAAATAGATTGATTTAATATGTCTAATGCTGTGTATAGATCGTTCTCATTAGTTATGTTTATGCCGTCGATAAACTTATCTTCTAAATCTAAGATATTCACCAGAATGCTGTGGTCCTTCTTCTTAACTGCTAATTTAAAATCAAATCCGTCTACATTAATTACCTTCTGACATACATCGCCTATTTCGTAATACATCTTGACTTCCTCCGTTTTTCGTTTTATATTTAACTTGAATTTTATTTCTTAAATACTTTTCTGTTACTTGTTGGCGCAAGTAGCAGTTTTTTTATTCTTCATAAAAGTATTCTTTATAGAATATGAATGTTGCGATACTTGCGAATCCTGCAATTGACCATGCTGTAGTGAAGTATAGAAACGGCATAAGTACAATCGCTAAGACTGTGAAGCACAATACTGCTAATAGGTAGCTTTTATAAGTTTTACTCATTTTCTTTTTTCAACGCCTCCATTATTCTCTCGTCTGACAAGCCGTGATAAGGGAATTTTTTCCTAGCTAATTGGACTGGTATTCTGCCTCGTATCGCAATGTATCCTTCATCTTCAAGCTCTTTATTCAGTTCTCTTATTATTTGTCCTGCTTTGGATTTAGAAACAGATAAAATTACCGCAAGTTCTTTAGCTTGCAAACTATTTTTTATCATATCTTTTTCTCCTTTTTATTTTTGTGTTGTGTATAATTTAGTTATCTCCTAGTGAAAGGAGGTGGTAATTATGAATAATATAAATCTCACTCAACGACAGTTAGATTTAATAAAGAAAAATCAAGCTATCTTATCTAAATTGCCTGTCGAAGCTTACGCTAAAGCCGCAAATACTATGAATAATTCGTATGTTATGAACGCTCTGGAAATTCAATCGACCGTTAATAATGTTATGAATAGCATTAGAATTAACCAATCTAAATTATCTGATTGGGCTTCCTATATGCATCAAGTAACTAAGAATCATCCAATGTTCAAATCTAATTTATTTTCTGAAAAAATTCTTGATGAATTCATAAGTTCTAACAGCTTTCCGGATGATGAAGTCCGCAAAGTTAGCACTCATTTGAGAAAGTCTTTTGTCGATACTGTCGATGTCCCTGTTCTTGGTAAAACCGTCAATTCTGCCCATCCAATAGATGACGTAAATACCAAAGAAAGTGATAAGATATTCTATAAATCTATCAATCAATATTTTTTGGCTCCTTCCTCATCGTTTGTTCACGATGTTTCATTAACTGTTGCTAAAAGTGTTGCTGTTAATATGTTTGTCAGGACTGCTAATGATGATTACGTGAATTACTTCTTTTCAACTGCGGTAATAGCTGTATGCTATGTCGCTTCGTGTCTTGCTAATGCTTTTGATTTAAAGAATAAAAGAAAAGATTTTAAATAGTTTCACACCATTTTTATAATTATCTTCCAAACCTTCCAAGTCACAACTGCCATTGTGATGAGGAGGGTTGCTTTATATAGTGCGTTCATTTGTAATTCCTCCTATTAAGTTGTTTGTTCAATTGTGTGTTATTCTTCTTCGTCTAAATCAAAGTGCTGTTCGATTTGGTCAATTGCCCACTCAATCATTGATTCAAGGTGTTTCTCTCTGTCGACTTCGTAAGTGTGCTCAATCTCGCCTGCATATGTCACAGTAAGAGTATCTTTGTGTGTGTATGTTTGACTTTTGTTTTCTTTAACTGCATAAAGTGTTAATACTATATTGTTTAGCTTTTCTTTTTGTTCTGGTGTCATTTACGCTCCCCCTAAATTAGCTTCATAACCGAATTCAGTCATGATTTCATGTATTTTCAATCTGCCTTTTTGTGTCCATCTAGTTTGTAAAACTGTGTCTTCTCTGCCATCAGAACGCACAATTGTTATAGTGTCTGAATCTGTGTAACTCTTGCCCATGTGTTCTGAGTAAAGCACCCACTGTTTATTTACTTTTCGTTGTAGTCTAGCTTCGTGTAGTAGTTTGTTTAACTTTTGTGCTGATATACCGTAGTCTGCCGCGATTTGAGTTGTGGCTAATGTGCCAGTTGACTTTAAGATTTCATCTACATAGTCTGCTTTGGGTTTTAGTTCTCCGATTTCTTGTTGTAAAAGTAAGTTTTGCTCTTTTTCTTTCTTATACTCAGTCAACACTGTAATGATGTAGTCTGGATCTTTTAATGTTTGTTCAATTACATTGTCTGTTGCGTAGATACCGTGTTTGCGAATAGCTGGTAGGACTTCCATCGCCAACCAATCTTGAAATTTTTCTGCTACAGCATTACCTGCTTTGAAAGCCAACTTATATACCATTGGTTCTGGTATGAAATCGCCTTTCCCAACTTCTTGGGAAAGATATTTACCTAAATATTTATTGATAGTTTCCCAACGAATATATTGTTTGCCGTTTTTAAACTGAGTGAACCCCAAACTTTTTGCGACAGTTTCTAAATCGAATAAATTATTTTCATTATCTTGTTTGATTAAGATTGAAAACATGTCGTTACTGAAAGTTTTAATTTCATTCATTAACTCTTCACCTCTTCTTTAATTTCTAAAATTTTCGCAATACGTTTCTTTTGTTCAAAAGCATCTCTACGTCCACGTAAAATATCCGATAAGTAAGCACTTGAAATTTCTAGCATTTCCGCAAGTTGCTTGTTTGTCATGTTGCGTTTTAATAATTCCGTTCTCACTTTCAAGCCGAAATCTGTTGTCGACATATTAGCACCTCCTATAACATTTTTTCTAAGCAAATAAATTATCTGTTGAACACCAATAACTTTTATGCTAATATTTAAGCATAGTTTAATAAACCTATAACAATTCGTAATGCCTGTCATAAAGGTATTGAATACTCGTTCCCCAACGAATAATTGTTATGTGTTTAGTAAGCTAAATTTAAAGCTTAAATACAGTATATTAACTTTTATGCTAATTGTCAACAAAAATAGCGAAAAAGTTAATCTGTGATAGGAGAAATTTATGAATCTAGTACAAAGAATCCGTAATTTGTGCAATTCAAAAGGTATGACTTTTGCTGAATTAGAGAGAACTTTAGGGTTTTCAAACGGACAAATCAGAAGATGGGAGAAAACCAAACCAGGCATTGATAAGGTGCAAAAAATTGCCGATCACTTCGATGTATCAGTTGATTACTTATTAGGTAGAGAAAAAGATGAGTACTCCGGAGAAGATAAAAGTGAAGATATTCTTATTATGCATCGAGCTACAGAAAATATGACGGAGGCACAAAGGCAAAAAGCTTTGACTATATTAGAAGCAATGTTTGATGATTGGGATGATTTAACTAAGTAACAAAGGGGCTTTTTAATTGAAATTAAATTATGAAAAATCTTTTTTTAAATCTGCGAAAGCAGTTTACGAGATCACAAATGGTCTATATAACTTATCTTTTCCTTTAGATATATTTGAAATTATCTCAAAAGATAAACGTATTAAATTAGTGACTTTCTCTGAATTTTCTCAGAATACTGGCACTTTATATTTTAAAATACCTTCTATTTTCGGTTCAGAAGAAGCGTTTCATATTAGAAAAGGAGACAAAGCGATTATAGTTTATAACGATTTACTGCCTATGAATCGTCTAAGATTTACTTTAGCTCATGAATATGGTCATTTTATAATGGGACATACTGGAGTTAATTTAAATAAAACATTCACATATAAAGATTATTATAGAAGGATTGCTGAAGAATATGAAGCAAACTCATTTGCTTCATGTTTATTGTTTCCTTTACATATAAGATACAAATATATAAACAACTTTAATATTGAGCAAATTTCGTACAAGTATCAAATGAGTTTTCAAGCGATCCATATAGCGGTAAAAGTAATCAGAAGACATATACACAATGGGTTAAACGACTATATGTCAAATAACGAAAATTACCACGCAGAAAACTACTTAAGTTTTTTAGAAGAGAAAATGGAAAGCAAATCTGATTTTATAAATGAATTTAAATATGCTTATGATCTAACGATTTAACAATCAAAAAATAAAGGAGAAATGAACATGAAAGAATTACCTAAGAGCAGATTAACGTTCAAAGAAAGTATGATTGAGAGTCAATATTTAGCAACTAAAACAAAAGAAGAAAAGAAACAATACAAGCAACTATCTGTTGAAGACAAAAGAGAAATTTTAAAAGAATACCAAAGTAAACCTAGAAAAGAAGTGAAATTTGAAAGTGAAATCAATAAATCTGACGAAAACTTATCTAAAATCTACCAAAGATTTAGCGAAATAGGTGTAGAGGATTTGTTTGGTACAAAAAAAGAAGTGAAAGAACTACCTATGATTTTAAAAGATAATGAAAACATAATGTATGTAACTTCGGGATTGTACAATAATAATACCTACTTAATAGTATGTACTGATCTAAGATTGTTATTCTTAGATAAAGGTATGATATATGGTTTGAAATTTCATGAATTTCCATTCGAGAAAATCAATTCTGTTTCGTATAAAAAAGGACTTCTTTTTGGCGAAATAATTATACATCACGGTTCATCAAGTATCGCTATAGGAAGCATATCAAAAAACACTGTATCTAGAATGGCGGAAACAATACAAGAACAAATCTCTATTCGAGAAAGTTCTATGAAACCATCCAATTCTGAAAAAATGAGTTTTTCTGTTGCTGATGAATTAATAAAATATAAAGAATTATTAGATGTCGGAGTAATTTCTCAGGAAGAGTTCGATAAGAAAAAACAACAATTATTGGATATTGATTAATAGCGCTTGTGTGGCGTGAGGAGGATGAGGTATGGAAGAGAATAAAACTTTAAAAGAATACTTGCGTAATTTTTTAGAAGGTTACAAATATGTAGTTGAAAACAGATACATTTATCAGTTTAGTAGTAATCCGGAAGCCTTCCCATTCATGAGAAAAGACGATTACAAGATTTCGATATTTTATCTAAATCAATCTTTTTTTGAAGAACCTTGCATCGTTGTTATCTCAAATGACAGTAAATTAAAAGAAATATATAATTTTCGTAATACTGATATCAAACATTTGTCTAAACACTTTACTTCATACATATATGATTCTAAAAAGTATGTAGAAGAACAATCCGGATTATTAGATTTTAATAACTACATTTATTACACGTCTATTTACTACGGAAAATATATCGGGACTGTAATAATACAAAACAATTTAGATTTATTTTTTAATTATGGCAAACGATTAGCTAACGATCATTACAATACATTGATATCGAAGTCGAAAGAGAAATTGATAAACAAAGCACATGATGAAATACAACCGTTCAACCACTTAGATTTAAATAGCATGAAAAAGATTGTTGATGATATAACTTTTTCTTATCAAATAGAACAAGGATTACAAGCTTATAAAAGGGAGTTGTATTTGCCAGCTGCAGCAACCTTTGCTGTTGCTATAGAGACGTTTTTAATCAAATTAAAAAAAGTGAATAAAATCAAACATAAAGACACCGATTCAACTATGTACACCAAATTATTAGGAGAATTAACTAAAGAGGGTAAAGTGAATTATAGAACCAAAAAACGGGTAGAAATTGCTTATAGTATGAGAAATATAATCAACCATTCACAAGCCGGTGCAGTAGCCAAAGGTGATTGCGACTTCCTTTTAAACACACTAAAGGACATCGTTGATGAAAACGAAAGAATATTAACCGAATACAGTAAATCAATTAATAAGACGGAATAAATAGATATCCTTGTATTCGGACTCTATTTTTAACATAATTTGTTCATAAATTTTTAATTTAAGTTCTTGTTCATCGTCATAAATATCAAATTCACTACTATAATTTTCAACTGATTCTTTTATATAAGCTATTTCTGCGTCAGTAAACTTTACGCACATTTCATCACCTACTTTTTATTTTATTATATCACATTTAGTACCTAGTACTAAATTTCGGGTAGCCCGCCTACCCTTATTATTTTTTTGCCAATTTTGAGGAGGGAGAAGCAAAATGCCAGTATATAAGGATGATAATACAGGTAAATGGTATTTTTCCATTAGATATAAAGATGTATACGGTAATAACAAACGTAAGATGCAACGCGGTTTTTCAACTAAGCGTGAAGCTAAGAGAGCAGAGGCTATCTTTTTGAATGACGTAAACGAAGGATATAGCGATTCAAAAACATTTGATTATGTTTTTCATCACTATTTAGAAAATAGCGATTTGAGACCTAAAACAAAACGACGCAAACAAAATGAATATCATAAACACTTTAAAGCTAAGTTCGGGCACATAAAAATGAATAAGATAACGCAAAATCAATGCCAAGAGTTTCGTAAATATCTAATAGAGAATGTAGCGTCAACAAATTCTGCTCGTACAATTTGGTCAGGTTTTAAAGTTGTAATTAATTATGCCAAAAAATACTTTGGATTACGTACAGATCCAACAATATCAATTAAACCTATTCCGCGTGTAAAGCCAAAACCTAAGTTTATGATGCGTGAAGAATTTGAAGAAAGAATCAAAGACATTGAAGAGCAAGATTACAGAGAGTTATTTACATTAATGTTTTATACAGGTTTAAGGATTGGCGAAGCTATGGCTCTTGTTTGGACAGACTACAATAAATACAAAAAAGAGATATCCATAAATAAAACAATGGACATCTCTAATAGAACTATATTTCCGAGACCAAAAACAGATAGTTCAGAGGATATTGTTCCTTTACCTAAATTCATCAATACAATGTTAACTGAACGACACCAACGTGAAAAAGAGTTAAATAAATATTTTGATGAACGTAGTTATTTTATTTTCGGAGGAATGGCTCCCAAACATTACAGTCATGTTCAAAAGAAATTCCAAAAAGCTTTCCCCCATTATAACATTCACGCGTTAAGACATTCTTATGCATCTTATCTTGCAAATAATGGTGTAGATATTTTCGTTTTACAGTCACTCATGAGACATGCTCAAATCACTGAAACGATGGGCACTTACAGCCATTTATATACTCAGAAAAAACACGATGCAATAGCCATTTTTGACAAGTAA